GTTCTCCCACGGGAGGTCGCAGAACAGGCACGCCTCAGCCAGCCTTCGCCGGTAGAGGCCCTTGAGCGGCTTGCCACCTGCGCGGCAGTTGCGCGGGAACTGCAACAGCGCCGAGCCGTAAGAGCCCGGCGTCATCACCTTGCCCGCGTCTGTCACGCCGCCATTGAGGCAGGCCTTCATTGATTTTGGGATGTAGCCTAGATTGAACGCCAGCGACGTCAGGGCATCGTACTCGCCCTGCGTCAGCGGCACTGTGATCTGGTCCCGCACAATCTGCGCGTGTCGTGCCACGTCTTCATCAAGCAGCGCGTCGGCTTCAGCGAGCGTGATGCGCTTGCCCACGACAGCTACAGGCCCCGTCCTGCCGTATCCGATGGTCGGGATGCCGATAGGGTCGAGGTAGCCGGTAAGGCTCAACCCCTCGAAGTGCCGGATAAGGTCTAGCGCGGCCTTCGACGGGTACAGCTCACTCGGCGGCCTGCGGCGGAGAATTTCTATCGCCATCGTTCTTGTCCTCCGAGAGATCGGCCTTGGTTTCGGTTCGTGCCTTGCGCATGTCTTCGATCAGGCGGCGGCGCGATGTGGTGCGACCCCCGCGTGATCCGTTCTCTTGCGCCTTGCGCCTGCGAGCGTCTGCGAGGTGCATCTTGTAGAGCGCGTGAGGCATGAAGATGCAGATCGTGTCGCCCACCATGATCCAGAATGCGAGGAACAGGACGCCAGCGACGTAGATCCACCAATCGTCAGGGTTCGGGTTCCACGTGAACAATTGAGCGATGCCGACAAACAGCGGCGCCCATTTCTCGGTTGTGGCAATTTCCTGCGTGGCTTCCGTCTGCGCTGCACCGCCTGAGACGGTCAAATCCGTGATGCGTTTGTCGATTTCTGCAATTGCAGCCCGCGCATTGTCGCGCTCGATCTTCTGGTCCTTGCGGTATTCATCCGCGAGGTCGTCATTGTCGAGACCGTCGCCCGTGATCTTCTCGATGCTGGATTGCAGGTTGGCGAGCTGGTTATCCCGCGTTTCCTGAATGCCCCGTTTTTGTTCTTTGAGCTCGGCAATGACTTGGTCATTGGACTTCGCGGCAACGTCTGCCGTTTGCTCGACAGCAATCGCATTAGACCGCTTGCCCTCAAGCGCCTTCAGACCAAACCCCAGCGCATGAGCCACAACCAGCAGCGTTACGACAACGCCGATGACTTTGATCCATGCAGCCTCATGATCCATGCCGAGCGATTTCAGCTTGACTGTGAAGACAAGAAAAATCGCGGCGAACAGCCGGAACATCCAGCCGATGTGCATGAACAGGTCGGGGTCTACGCCTGAGTTCTCCCCAAGGCCCCGACTGAAATAGCCGTCCATTTGCAGGAAGCTGAAGAAGATCACGCCGACAATTAGCCAGCCAAGGATCAGCGCCCACGAGCCAATAACCCACTCTGCGGCTTCATCCCTGACCCACCGGCCAGCAGACGCCCACTCTGCTTTCGTGGGGGCTCTCAACGGCCCAGCCCCTGGAACTCAGCCCATCTCTCGAGGCCGAGCTGCATCACCGCGAAGCAACCCACGGCCATAAGCACCCATCCGGCGACGGGAATTCGTGACCATCCCGAAATCTTTTGCGTGTCCTGTACCTGCGCAATTTCACGCTTGTGCGTTGAAAGGTCGGCGCGGAGATGGTCGATTGCCTCGACCAGCTTCTGGAGCCCGTGGCGGACTTCCTGGCTGTCGGATTGGAGCGAGGCGAGCTTTACCCTCATCTCGGACTCAACTGCTGTAATCTTCGCCGCGATCTGCTCCACGTCTTCGCTCCGAGCTGTGCGTTTCCGCAGTTGTTCCACGTCCTCCCCGAGTTCACGCAATTCACGCTTGAACGCCTTGAGGCGCTCATTGAAATCGTCATCCATTGTTCCCAGCCTTTCAGTTTAGGGCGTCAGGCTTCCAGCCAGCGCCCCAGCGTCTGCCTTCGCTCGAGGTCTTGCAGTTCCGCTTGCTCGCCAGCCGTGAGGCCGACAGAGCCGTCCTCGTTGACCTTGATTTCCGGGGCGATGAGGTAGTGGCGCAGCTCACGAAGCCGCTGCGAGAGACGCGCCTTGGCATCGTCCAGCGTCTCGTCTGCAAGCATCAGGTCTGCGAAATGGTGTTCGGGCTCTGGTTCGGGCGTCGGCTCCGGAACAGGCGCCGCAGCTACCTTGAGACGCTCTAGGACTAGGTCAATCGCCTCGTTGATCAGGTCCGCGCGTTCCATGTCGCGGGCGATCTGACGGGCAAGCGCACGCTCTGCGAGTTCTTCTGCGGTCGGTCCCGGTGGCGGGGGCTCTGGCTCCTTGCGGGGCCGTTCGCGGTAGAGCGCTGGCAGGTCAGGACGCAGCGAGATAGCCAGCTTCCAGCCGGGAGGGACTGAGCCAATCGTGATCGGCGTCCCAGCGTGGAGGCGTTGCAGCTCTGTCCTGTAGTCCTTTGCCCTGACGCTTGGATCAGGCGAGGCACACCAGAACACAACCGGATGCGGCGTGGTCAACTCCACATCGCCCGAAGGCAGATCCACAAGCGTCTCGTCTTCAGTGGCGGAGATTTCCAGCGTTGTCATGCAATGTTCCTTAGCCGACGCGTGTGAGCCACATGCCCGTGTAGTTGACAGTCGTCAGGACCGTTGCGTTGGAGGCTCCCTCCACAGCGGCCTGCGCATAGATGTCTGCGGTTCCAGAGCCGATATCCTGTTCTTTGATAAGAACATGGAAGCTTTCGCGGACAATGTCTTCCTCGCCGCTCTTGCCAATCGTGGTGCGCGTGACCTGCGTGACGCCACCGCCGACAACTCGGATTTCCACCGTGTCCTGATCGTCAAGGTTGGACGAGAAGCGCAGACCGATCTCCACCAGATAGAGGCCGGGCCATTTGACCGTGACCTTGTCGTTGGCGGTGTCTGCGATGCCTTCCGGATCGATGGTTGCGACAGAGAAGTCCAGCGTTGCGAGCGTAGACACATCCTGGTTGGCGCCGAGGCTAATCTGCGTATGCGCCCGGTTGACCGCGTGGACCCGCGTATTATCGGCGTGGACAATGTTGGTTGTTTTGACGCCCGCCGCGCTTCCGTCGATCATGTAAACGCGGTTATCGTTGTCGGCGTCTGTCGTGCAGTTGTCCTTGACGTAGTGGTCGCCGTTGCTGTCGCCCAGCACGCGCAGGCCCATGATGGTGTTCTTCTTCGGAACGCCCACGGTTCCGGTGTTGAGCTGAAACAGAACGCCGCAGCTATCGTTGACGCCGAACGTCTCGACTGTGCAGTTGCTGATCATGTTTTGCAGCGTGTCGCCGCTGCTTGCCGTGCTTGTTCCTGCAATGGTGATCAGAGCGCCAGCCGTCGAGTCGCGCCCAATGCTCTTGCCGCTGATGTTGTTCGCAACGCAGTAACGCGCGCCGTGAATGAACTTCAGAACGAAGATGACATTCTCGCCGCGAACGTTGCTGATACGTGCGCCATAGGCAAAGCAGTCGAGAACCTCGCCAACGCCATCCGCGAACAGGTCGTCCAGATAGTGACCCTGACACTTCGCAGCGAGGTTTGTGCCGGCCAACGTCACAAGGTCAGTTTCTTGCCCGTAGGTCGAAAGAGCGCTGGCCGAGAAAAGGATATTCTTGCCCCTGATGCGCCGGATGGTTCCACCGGGACGCGATGGCGTCGAACTGACAAGGTCAGAGTCAATCTCGACAAGCGTTAGCTGCGGGGCTCCGGTCCACGTTGTGCCAGCAATGCCGCAGTCATGCGCGCGGATGTTCTCGAACAGGAACGCGCCCTCCCCGATGGAATGCGCGCCAATGAGCCCGCCGCCAGAATGGACGGCCATGTCACGGACGAGGATGTCGCTGACGTGGAGCTGCGTATCATCGAACCCGTCCAGCGCCTGAATAAGCTGGACAACGCGTTCCGTGGATGCCGAGGCGGTAAAGACGATGTCATGGAACGCCACGCCTTCGCGCGCCACCGCATGAAAGACGCATGTGTTCTGGCTGTTGGCGTTGAACTTGTCCGAGCGGCTGGTAGAGTTGAACCCGCCCGATCCGACCTGCACCTCGTGCGTCACGCCGTTGCCGATCCAGCGCACATTGGAGCCGACCGACATGCCCTGGTTGAGGCGCAGAATGTTGCCGTTGCGCACGACTTCGATTGGCTTGTTGGTGGATGACGCTTCTGCCAGCGCTGCAACTGCCGCCGCCGTGTCCGTCGCCGCCGTGCCTGTCGGATAGATCGGGATATAAGGAGGCGTCGTGTTCAGGATGGTTGCCCAGCCCTCGCCCGGCGTTCCCAGACCTGCGGGGACAGAGATGGTGTCATACGTCACCGCCCCGGCAGCGTCCGTGATGGTGAACGCGTAGGCGAGCGCCGGGTTGATGTAGACGGTGCGGCCCGATGCGCCCAGCGTGGCGGGGTTGCTTGCAGGCGTTGCGAGTTCCGGGTCGGTGTAGAACGTGCGGCGCGTTGCGGTCGGTGCGCCGGCCGATGTCGGAACCCAGCCGTTGACCTTGAACGTAGACGCGACTGTGCCGTTGGCCGCGACAGCGGGGATGTAGAACGGAACGCCAGTTGCGGCCATTGCTCAGGCTCCAATGCGAAAAGCCCCGCGCGAAGCGAGGCCGGGTCGTTTGTGGTGGGGGTGGGTTAGTTGGGCTCTGAAAGATCGCCGCGCTTGGCTGCGAGATATTCCTGATAGATGTCCCATTCCTCACGGGCGCCGATGCGGTAGCTTGGATTGCCCGCAATTTCTTCTTCAATAAGGCGCATGAGGCTGTTAGCGTCGTTAGGATCAACGTCAAAGCCCTGCTCGTAAGCAGCGGCAACGATGTCATCGAGGCCCTTGCCGGATTGATTGTTGAGAAGCCCCGGCATGGCATTGGAGCGGCCAAAGACAGCCTTCAGATCGCCGCTCATGTAGTTCCGGTCTTTGATGCCGCCTTGGCCCCTGATCCATGCCAGAAGCGATTGCGGCTTTTGCGGCACAGGCCCTTCCCAGCGGCCAATCTGTTGCGCCTCGGGCATGACAAGCGGGGGCGGTTCAAGGCGTGCCGGCGCAGGCGCAAGCGCATTCATGGGCGGCCCGGATGGCGCGGGAGGCGGGGTCACGTTCAGCGGGTTCTGCGGCGTAGCGTTATCAGCGCGAGACGCAAGCACACGCTCGCCAGGCTTCGGACGCGACATCAGAACGCGCGTCATGTCCTCACGCGTTGCCGTGCGAGGCTGCATGATGCCGCGATAGAGCTTCGGACCCTGCCGCATGGCGGTCATGATCGGCGCCGCGGCAAGCCCGCTTCCCATCAGGGCAGCGTCTGCGAGCGCGTTGACCGGCATGGAAGACGCGCCAGGACGTGAGTAGAGGTCTGCACCCTGTCCCGTCGCAAGCAGGTTTCTGGCCGTGGCGCTTTCCGCGTTGGGATAGAAGCTGCCGAGGAATTGTTCTTCATCCCGAACCGCGCGAATATCGTCAGCCAGCGCCTTGCCCTGCGCGCCCAGCTTTTCCAGCGTGTCCAGAACGGCAATGTTCTTCAGCTCGGTCATCCGAGCCGTTCCGCCCTCGCCGCCGCCGCGCAGCTTCGATTGCGCCCAATCGCGAATTGATGCCAACTGCGCGGCCTGCTGTTCTGGCGTTGCGCTCTTGAAAGCCTCAACGAAGCGGTTAGCCCCGTCCGGGTTGCGGACAATCGCCCCGAACCGATCACCCGCCGACAGCGCGTCCTTGATGCCCGCCTCGTCGCCGTAGCGCGCACGGATTTGCGCGTAGGTCTGGCCGTCTGGCGTCTTCAGGTCGTCGATGGTCTTCAGGATGCGCGAACGCATATTGTTATAGGCGTTGCCCAGCGCCGTGCCTTCGTTCTCGGAGGCCAGCAGCCGCGCCTTGTGCTGCATCCAGTGCGCCGCCTGGATAGGACGCTGCGCAATCATCACGTCGATATCGACGCCTTCGCCTGCCGCGATCTGGCGCAGCGGCCGGCCCAGCTCATTCATGCCGGGACCGTTCAGGACGTCCTGAATTTGCCTTGCGCGCTGCGGTTCCGCCCGTTGGTAGACGATCGGCGCATAGCCTTCCTCGCCAATCTGACGGAGGTTGGCTTCCACATCGGCGCTGGTCGCAAGCCGGGAATTGCTGCCGAGGTTGCGGCTTGCGCTCTCGTCCAGAAACGGAACCTGCGAGCCCCGCATTTCTTGAGCGGCATCCCGAATAATGGTAGAGCTCGAATCCTTTGGCTTGTTTGAAAGCCTGCGCTCTAGCAGAACGGTGCGAATATTCTGCGCTACTTCAGGGAACTCTTCGGCAAACTCACGTTCAAGAAGCTGCGCGACCGTTGGCGCGCGGACAGAGCCGCCCGACTGCAAACTCGCGCCCTCTTCCAGCGACTTTACGACCTTAGCCAGCCCACTAGTTACACGGTCACGGGGTACGTTACTGGCGAGGAGGATGCGTCCGAGCGCGTCCATAGCCTGCGGCCTAGTCTTCCGCCCGGGGACAGCAGTAGCGGCGAGCGTCTTCCCCGTCTCACGGAGGGTGGGTTCAACAGCAAGCGCATTTCTCGGGACTGACGGCTTTGTCCTGACGCCCGCAAGGCCAAGGGCGCCCATGGCAAGCTGGTTCGCGCCTTCAGCAGCCTTCGCGCCGGCCGTGTTGAAATTGCCCTCGATGACGTCGCCGCCAGCGTCCACCATGTTGTTGTAGCCGTAGCCCAACTGGTGAAACGGGTCATAATCCTTGACCGCCTGGTTAGGATCGCGAAAGACAGCCGCAGGCAGCTCTGCCGTGCCACGCGCCACCATTTTTGCAGCATCGCCAACCAGATCGTTCGGCCCGGCATTGCGCGCCTCAAGCGGGGCTAGCAGGAAGTCAGCGCCAGCTTGCAGGATGTCCGCAACGCCTTCGTTCCACGGCTGCGGCTTCTGTACCGTGTCTAGCGTTGCCTTCAGCCCGCCGGTCCATTGCGAGCGTGGCGCGATTGGATCTTGCGGCGGCTTGGGAGCAGGTACGAAACCGCTGGTTCCAGCCGGCGCCAGAGGATCAAAAACCATGCCCGGAGGCGGTTTGCCTGATTGCGCGGGCTGCTGGCCTACAGGCGGCGCCTGCATCCACTTCGGCTGCGCGTCCTGTTGCGGCGCCGGGGGCGCCTGCATCCAGCGGGGTTGAGGAGCTGGCATTAGGGCTTCACTCGCTTGATGCCGTCAGGACCAATGAACTCCGCGCCAGAAGGCAGCGCGTCGAAATCGTCGTCGCCTTGGATGCGTTTGACTTCCGCCGCCGTGCGCTTCGCAAAGCCTGCGAACTGCGCCAGTTCAGGGTAATCCTGCGCGAAGGCTTCCCGGCGCCGCTGCTCACGTCCAGCAAAGAACTGGTCCAGCCTTTGAAGGTTGGCCTTGAGATCAGCCGGGGTCTGCGACTGCTCTAACGAGCCCTGCATTGCCTGAAGGAACGCAATTTCCTTCTCGGTCACAGCACCCAGCGCACCACCGGTCGGGCTGTTGTCGCGCATCGTTTGCAAGTTATCGAAACCAACGTTCGCCTTGATGGTCGCAAGCGCATTGGCGAGACGCCCCGACTCGGTTGACCCACCGAAGAACGGCAGGTCTTTTGTTGACGCCAAAGCGCCGGTCGTCTCAGGCTTGACGAGCCCAATAGCCTTTTTCACGTCGCCGCGGACAAGATCAGACTGCGCCTGCTGCGATTGGATACGCTGCCAATCCTTGTTCTGTGTAAGCTGCTGCTGACCCGGCGAGACGCGCGGTTCACCGCCAGGCCCTGCGATGACGGCCGGCCCTTTGCCCGTCGCGCCGTCGCCGCCGAGCGGCATACTAGGCCCGCCGATGGACAAGCCCGACACCGCGCCGCCCTCTCCGAAGGTCAGGTTGATACCGTTCTCCGGAGGCTTGCTAAGGCCGCGCGCGATTTGCTGGCCGCCCTGCATACGGACCTGATCAGGGCTTAGGGTGTAAGCAGTTTCTGGCCCCGTGATGACCGGCTGGTATGTCTCGGGGTCATAGGCAACGTTCCCGATAATGATGGGAGCGCGCGTCTTCTCAATGCCAGGATTGCTTGCGACAACTCTACCATCTGCGCCGTAGCGTTGAGCGCCCGGAGCCAGCGTGTATGCCTCAGGCACGACAGGCCCAATCCCCGCCTGCGCCGACAGCGCCGCGATCTGTCCGTCTAGCGCCTGGTCCGTGAACTTCGACACATCCAGCGGCATTTGCGAGACGTCCTGCCCGATGATCTTGCTGATGGTCGGCGCGTTCTGCTGCCACCACTGGCCGCGCTGCTGTTCGGGGAGCGCGCGTTGCTGCTGCATCAGGGCGAGCGTCTGTTTCAGCTTGTCGCCTTCTGCGGCCTTGTTTGTCGCCTCGCGCTTCTCAAAGCCTGCCGGGTCGAAGCCGCGCTGGAAGCCGTCGAGCGCAGACGCCAGAAGCGCATTGCGTGGCGGCCCTTGCGGCGGTGAAAACGGACTGCCTGCGGACGGCGCCATAGGCGATGCGGTCATTGGCGCAGCCGACATCGCGCCGGGCTGGTAGGCATCCGCCGAGACGTCAAAAGCGGGTGCAGGAGCGGGCGCACCCGTCGGCATCGCCAGCGGGTTCTTCCTTGCGGTGTAAGCAACCATGATCAGCCCCAACCCTGTCCGGGATAAGCAGCGCGCGACGGATCGACATAGCCGGGCTGGCCGTAGGTCGGCGTCCCCGGTTTCTTGAAGAAGTCACCCAGCGATCCAGCCGCCGCCGAGAGGCCCTGTCCGTAACCCTGATATGCGGAGGTCAGCGCATTCGCCCGTGCATTGCCCGCCTGCATCATGGCGTTGCCTGCATTCGCGCCGTAATTGCCGGCCGCAGTGCTTGCGAGTTGCGAATTCGTCTGGCCCATGCCTGCGAGATTGGCGAGTTGGTTCGTGTAGTCGCCAAACGCGCCGTAAGTGTTGCCCGCCAGCGTCTTGGCGTATCGGCCTTCCGCAGCCCCGCTGATGCTCTTGCCAGCCGCGCCGAGATTGCCCTTGATCTGGTCAAATTGCTGGTCGTTGATCGTCGTCGCCAATTTGGCATAGGGCGAGGCGTAGAACTCCGCGAGCGGGTTGGACTGACCGCCCTGCATCTGCTGCGCGCCGCCCGCGCCCTGCATGGGCTGGCTGGTCGGAAGCTGCCTGCCTTCCTGCTGTCCGAAATTGGCGTAGTGATAAGACGCGAAGTCGTTCGCGTTCGGGTACATCTCACGCAGCTTCGCGTTGGACTTCCAGTAATCCATCACGTCCGGGTTTGAAGCGAGATAGCTGGACCACTGATCGGACTGGCCGTTGACCGCGCCGCCACCGCCGCCACCATAGGCCGCCTGATAGTCCTGCGGCGCGATGCCGAACAGGGCTGCGAGCTTGTTGGATGCCGCGCCGCCCGTCATGTATCCAGGCGCAGCAAGCCCGCGCTGGTCCATGTAGATGTTCTTTTGCAGCGCGGTCGTCTGGTTCGCTGCCTGCTGCTGCGCCTTGGCTGCGGCTTTACCGCCAGCGCCTGACAGCGCGCCGCCAGCAAGGCTGGCGACTGCCGGAATTATGATTTCCCACATTCTATGCCGTCCTGATTTCAAAAAGTTACGGCGCTGTGCCTTCAGCGTAGATCGCGACACCGATTGATATGCTTGCCGTCGCCGCGAGGCTGTCGGTAACCGTACAGGTTGCGATGTCCTCCGTGGTCGTGCCGATGGACACGAACCCGGTGAAGCTGGTCGTTGCAGATGTTGACGCACCGATTGTGAAGTTCGCCAAGTCCAGAACCCACGCATAAGTGTAAGGCCCCGTCCCGCCTGTCGGCGTCACCGTCACCGCGTTAGTCGTCGCAGTTCCCGAACCAACACGATCCCCGAATGCGCTGGAAGGCGTAGCAGAGGCATAGAAGCCTCCCGGCGCTGTCTGGCTCGCCAGTGTGGCAATGCCCGCAACCGCTCCCGTTGCCGTCGCCTGCGCTTGCGCTGCCGCAGCCTGGGCCTGTGTCACCCCACTGTTGACGTTGTCCGTGAACGTCACGCCGCCTGTAAGATACTTGTACCACTCAGGCGTTAATCGCCCGTCCTTGTCCACGAGCGGCACGGCCAGCGATGGCGGTTTAGGAGCCCGCGCCATCACAAATCCTCATTGACGAGGACGCCCAGATAGGCCGCCGGCGCCGGATCGGACTTGCTGAACTGGAACACCATGCCCGCGAGCTTCGTGCGCCCGCAACGATGCCAGACCGTGCGCTGGTCGTAGACGCCCTGCGCGCCGAGCTTGCGGTCACGCCAGTTGCTCCACGTATTGCCGCCATCGGTCGAGATGCGCAGCCGCACGATGGGGTCAACACCCTGTCCCGTCGCCACGCCGATGCCTTTTGCGCTTTCCAGCCGCAGCGTCGTGATCGGCAGGCTATCGGGAACTCCGCTCATGTGCGCCGTGAACTCGCGCACGATCTCGGTTCCCATCGTCGTTGTGTTCGCCATGCTCTCGGACGTGTAGTCCCGGCTCAGCTCGTCAAACTGGCCCGTTCCATCGCAGACAAACACCCGGCCCGCAGCCGTGATGATGTCGGTATAGCGCCACGAGTTTTGCAGGTTGGTCCCGCGCGTGTGCCATTCCTGCGTCAGCACGTCGAACACCATGCAGGCGGTTGGCGTGCGGTAGCTGACAAAGATATGCCCCCGGTCCTGGTACGTCTTGCCGATGATGTTGGCCGCGCCTGCCGATCTCAGCGCCGCAGATACCCACGGTTCCGAGACGATGGGCGAG